GGCGGCCCTCGGCCAAGGCAGCGGCCACAAAGCCGCCGTTGTCCTTGAGCAGGTCCTGCTTGGAGCGGGGCATGGCCATGTACTCTGCATGGGTCTCGGTGCCCACGGTGCGATGCCTGCGGGCTTCCTCGATGAACCGCGGCCAGGTCCAGTCCACCTGCTTCCATACTTTATCTGTTCGGCTTGTGCCGATGCTCAACTGCATGCTGTGTTCCTCCTATAATGGCTCTGTGGTCTCCGGTACGTCTACCCCTGCGTCGTCCAGCAGCGTTTTGGCCCAGAGGTCCGCCAGCTGCTCCGTGCGGTAAGCGGCGAACTTCTCAGTGACCACCGGGATGGAGGCCTTAATCCGGCGCATGGTGCGGGGGGCTAGCCCGACCTGCCAGCAGGCCAGCAAAACAATGTACAGGCACCGCGTGGCAATGTCTTGCCGTTCTCGTTCGACTGCCCTCTGGCCGATGGCCTCCAGTTCATCACGGGTTTTCCGGTTTACCGGGATGTGTGCTCTCATTGCGGGGCCACCTCCATGGCATCAAAGCGGAAGGGGAAGTCTTCAAAGTGTGGCCAGGGCTTATCGGTATTATCTGGGTCAGTTGCCGCGTTCCAGCGCTCGATGGCCTGCGCCTTGGTGGTGCCCAGGTGTCCGGCCCGCCCGCAGCGGGTGCAGGCGACCAGGTATCCCTTAGTAAGTACAGGGTGTACCCAGTTCAGCAAAGGGCCGGCTGTTTGGCCGCAGATGCAAGGATGGATTTCAGGAAGTTTCGTCATTTTACAGTTCCTCCCACTCATAGCGGCCCTTGCCGGAGTTGCGCCACTGGCCCAGTCCGCGCTTGGTGCCGTAGTTCAGGCATTCGCGCACCATAGCTTCCAGGCCGGGGTCCAGGCACTCGATTTCAAACTCTGCCGTTGACCCGGCAGGTACGCTCTCGCTCTTGGCGATGCTGACGCGTTCGCCCTGCGGGGTGCTGGCCCGGAGCGGGCGCTCGCAGTAGCCCATCTTGAGGCCGTGAAGGTCGTAGGGAATCTCGCGGGGGTACACAAAAATCAGGCCGTCGATGGCTTTTTTGTAGGCTTTCAGGCCCGCGCAGGCCTTGCCGCCGGGGTACCCAGCCTTGCCAGCTGCCGCCAGCGCCTTGCAGGAATCCTTGAGCATTCCCTTGATCTGGTAGTCGTAGATGAATGGTGTACCGTCCGCCTGTTTGGGAAATACTGTGATGCGGTCTTCCGCGTTCTGGGCCTTGATGTTGTCGATTTCCTCCGAGGTAAGATCCTCCGTGGGGGCCTTGCTGGCGATGTAAGTGCCCATCAGGTCTTCGTTGCTGGGGCTGCTGCCCAGGGCTTCTTCCAACAATTTAATACGTACTTTCATTTTTATTTGTATCCTTTTTTTTTGTAAAATCGGTTGCTGTGCATTGCCCTTGCGGTTCGTAGCCGGGATTTTCAGTGCATTTCTAATAATGCTCTTGGCGGAGCAACGATTGGCTCAGCCATGCTTCGCCTATGCATGTCCGGGGCAGGCGTAGCTTTTCCGGTGCAGCTCATATCATCGCCACGCCACAGCGTCTCCATACTCTGCTATTCCAGTGCTTTGCACTGCACTTCTTCGCCACAGCTTTGCCCTGCTTCGCCTTTGCTATGCAGCCCTTGCCCTTGCCTTTCTGTGCCAATCCGGCGCGTTGCGGTGCCTGGGCAGGCGTGGCGTTTCCCATGCAAATCCTGGCATATCCATGCCTTAGCCGCACAGGGCTTTGCTTTTCCGGCGCGTTGCGGGTACAAGCATTGCCGCAGCTATGCTTCTCAAGGCGTATCCTCAGCTTCGCTGGTCCAAGCTTTTCCGGTGCGGAACGTCGCGCTGCTATTCCGGGGCATTTCATTGCTTTGCACTGCCCCGCTTTGCCCTCACTAAGCGAACGGTGCCAAAGCCATGTACTGCTTTGCCCACGCGCGGCGGGACCAGTCAAATCGTTGCGGTTCCGGCGCTTATCCGTTCGGCTCCTCCGGCGCTTATCCGCTCGGACCATTGCCTGCGCCGTTCAGTCCTTGGTGAAGAACTGTCCGACCCAGCCCTCTGCATTGAGGGGCAGGCCCTTTGCCCAGGGTGCAGGCTGGCTCATAATGGTTCGGATGCGTTGGAGATCAGCTTCCGGGTTTTCGGTGCCGTGTTCCACCACCACTTCATCGTGAATATGGAAGACTACCTTGTACCCAGCCGCTTTCAAGTTGTCTAGGGCGAATTCCAGGCAGTCCCGCCCGATGGCCTGTGTCAGGTTCTCGGTGAGCTTTCCTCCGTAGGTCTCGCTGTCCTGCCAGCCTGCGTTGGTCTGTTCGCGGTAGTGGATGTGTCCGTCATCGGTGATGCGCGGGTCTGCGTAGTAGAGCTTTCTGCCGCTCGGCAGGCTCATGGTCAAGAAGGGGAAGGGGCAGGTCGTGCTGGCTTCCATGCGGAAGGACACGCCGGGTATGACGGCCCATCCGCGCTTGTTATTGATCGCCAGCCGTGCTGCCTCTTCCATGCTTCGCCAGAGATTTACAATTTTGGGGTTCTGCTGCCGCCAGCGGGTGACCATGTCCTGTATTTCCTCATCGGGCAGGTCCTTCAGCGCGCCGCTGGTATCCATCCGACGCATGGCACCCACCCCGCCCTGGTAGCCCAGGGCCAGAGTGGCAACCTTGCCGCGCTGCCGGTAGCTGTAGTTCGGGTTGCCCTTAACGATGGTTTCGACTGGGATACCGAACATCTTTGCTGCTGTGGTCTCGTAAATCTTGCCGGTCGTCCTGAAAACGTCCAGCACCCATTCCTCGCCAGCTTCCCAGGCAATCAGCCGGGCTTCGATGGCGGAGAAGTCTGCGTCGATGAATACCTTGCCCGGCTCTGGAATCAGCGCGGTGCGGATCATCTGGCTCAGCACGTCGCTGACGTCGCCGTAGATCATCTCCAGCGCGGTCAAGTTCTTGGCCTTGATAAGCTCGCGCACTTCATCCTGATGCTTGAGGTAGGTTCGTGGCAGGTTCTGTACTTGGAGCAGCCTGCCTGCCCAGCGCCCTGTCCGGGTGGCGCCGTAGAACTGCAGCGTTCCGCGGATGCGCCCATCGGGGCCTGTGGCTGCCTGGATGGCGTCGTATTTCTTGAGGGATGATTTCCCCAGGGCTTGCCGAAGCTCCAAAACCCGGCGCACGTTCGCGGGCTGGGGGGCTTTCAGGGCTTCGGCCACCGTGGCTTTTTGCAGGTCTGGCAGCTTTGTGCCGCTGTCTTCCAGCCAGCCCAGGAGTTGTGCGGGGCTGTTGGGGTTGCCCAGGTTGGTGATCTGCTTGGCTTCCTGGTACAGCTCTGAGCTGTACTGGGCACCACACCAAAGCGCGCCGCTGGTCAGCTCACGGTCGGTGGCAATCCCGCGGCTGTTCATCCGCACGTCGTCCCGCCACTGCCGCCAGATGAAATCCGGCACCTTGAAAGGCTCCAGCAGGTGGTCAATGTGTCTTTCAGTCTCAACGTCGCGGATATTGTACTGTCTGAAAATCTGCCACTTGGCGGGGTCGTAACTTGGCAGGTTACGGATGCGGCCACCGTTGGCCTTGGTTGGCTTGCAGGGGCAGCAGAAGTAACGGATCAGGGCCTTGCCCTCCCGCATCTTGGCTTTGTCGTCGGGCAGCTGGAGGGCTTTGCCAGCGTCTTTCAGGCTGGCGGGCAGGCCGCAGTACATGGCGTGAACCATGCTGTCTTCCCACTGCTCCAGCCAATCTTCACGCTGCTGTTGGGTCAGGTGGAAGTATTCGCTTAAGCACCACCATTCAAAGGCTGCGTTCCAGGCCCGCTTGGTGTAGCGGGGATCAAAGAGCATTTTCTGCATTCTTGACCAGGCTGTTGCGTCTGCGAGGCGGTCCAGCTGCGTGAGGTCGGCTAGCCATACAGGCTCTTCGTCCACGGCTGCGCTCGCCAGCAGAATCTCAAAGTCCGGATCCTGGGCGTAGCGGTAGGCGCCCACCTTGCCGATGTCCTGAGGACTGTAAGTTTCCAAGTCCACCGTAAGAATCATGAAGATGTACCTCCGTGCCGGGTATTAGCCCAGCATGTCCTCAACCTCCGGGGGAAGCGGCTCGAAACCGTCCGTGCCAGTGTCGCCACCCAGCCGTGCACCATCCTTGGTTTTCTGAATAGCTACCAGCCCTGCACTGAGGCCCTTACCGCCTTTGGGGTTGTTGTAGGCATAAATGCTCACCTTGACGTTGGCGTAGCAGCCGCTGTACACTTCATCGCGGTCCATGACCGGGTTGCAGCGGGCATCGATGATCTTGGGCGGGTGGTCGGCGTTGGCCTTGGCGTTGAGGAAGTAGCAGCCAGCGTAGTTGGAATCGCCGCCCTTGGTCGGGTCAGTGTCGCCATCGCGGAGCAGGGGGTGTGCGTAGCTGGCGGGCTTCTTGCCACCCCACTTGGTTGTGATTGCCTCGCTCTCGATCTTGGTCATCAGCTTCTGGAGGCGCTGGATGGTGGCGGTGTCCGTCTTGGGGATCAGCAGGCAGCAGCTGTACTGCATCTTGTCGCCCTCCATGCTCTGGCGGGCTTCCCAAATGTTGGCGTAGCTCAGGCGGCAGGGGAGAATAATTTCGTTTGAGTTCATGGTGTTTTGTCCTTTCTTTCTTTTCATTCGTTGGCAGGGGTGAATCCTTCGGCTGCGTCATACGCGGGCCGCTTATCACTCTCGGGGGCCAGGGTGGGCTTGCCCTTGGGCTTTTCCACCCAGGTACCGCAGACCTCGGCAAAACGTTTCTTGCCCAGCAGCTTCTCGGCTGCCGTCAGGCTGATGGGGCTGCGCTCGTACAGCATCACCTCGCTGATGCCATCGGCCTCAATGGCCTTAAAGGCGGCATCCTGGTCGGTGAACCGGCGGGTGCTGCGTCCCTCGACCAGCTTCCAGCCGGGGACTGAGTGTCCCTGCTGCAGCTGTTTTTGGGCGTACTCCTCCAGACATTTCACATACTCCGCAATACCCTGTGCCGCGATCAGCCACGTTCCGACTTCCTCGTCAGTCAGCAGGCGCGGGTCTCTGGCCTCGGGGGTCTGGGTCATGAAGTCGGCCAGCGGGCCGTACTTGTCCTTCCAGGCGCGGCACTGGGGCTTTGCTCTGCACCACCGGCATTGCTTTTCGCCGGGGTTCAGCTCGCCCTTGCCCTCCCACGCCAGCTTGGCGGTGGGTCTGAGCGTGCTTTCTGCCCAGTCGAGCAGCTGGTCTGCTGGAATCTCCCAGGTCTCCGGCTCGCTCTGGATGCGTGGCTGCACGATGGTCATGCGCACGGTCTGGATGTCGTCGGTGCTCTGGAAGAGCTGCCATGCCCCCAAGGCGTACAGCATCATCTGGGTGTTCTCCTCCGGGCTGACCGGAACCCCTGCGCCGTACTTGAAATCCACTACATGGAGCAGGCCGTCGCCGATCAGCAGGCAGTCGCAGGTGCCGAAGCACTCTGGGACCCAGCGGGTCATCTTGACGTGCTGTTCTACACATACCGTGGGTGTGTGGGGGAAGCCAACCCAGAGGGTGTGGATGAAGTCCGCGTACAGTTCCGCGGCGTTTTTCATCTCGGTGGGGTACTCCGGGTTGTCCAGCAGGTCCTGCGTGGGTGCTGCCGGCAGCCCCATCCAGGCGGGAACGCTGCGGCGGACCAGCTGCTCGCATAGGTAGTGGGCCTTGGTGCCCTCCTCCGCGTAGACGCTGGTTTCGTGGGGCATGTGCTCGGTAAGCCTTGCACTGGGCGGGCAGCCCAGCCACATGGCGCTGTTGGAGGGCCCCAGCAAAGCGTGTTTAGTCGGTGCCATCGTCTGCCTCCTGCATGTCTGCGAACGCATCCATCAGCACGGCTTTGAAGCACTCCATCAGGAGGTTGCGGCCATCATCAGTGGACACGCTGTTGTGGATAANGTCGGTGCCATCGTCTGCCTCCTGCGTGTCTGCGAACGCATCCATCAGCGCGGCTTTGAAGCACCCCATCAGGAAGTTGCGGCCATCATCAGTGGACGCGCTGTTGTGGATAGCGCTTGCGGTGGCAAAAGCGAGTGCTTTCAAAACCTCCCCGCATTCGCCATCGACTTCCACTCGCGTGCGTTCCTTGTTGCGGGTGATCTTTACGGTTGTGGTGATGTTGGGAAGCTCTTCTTCCACCACCTCAAGCCAGCGCTCGGGGAAAGCCCAGGGGTGATCATCCTGGAGGTTGTCCCACTTGACCCAGTAGACGTTGTTGGTGGGGGTGCGCTTATCTACCGTGCCAAGGCTGCCCGGCACCGGGTAGCACTCAGGCATGCCTGAGTGCAGTATCCGGGTGTTTTCGTTGTCCACTACGCGGACGCGATCTCCAGTCTTAACCATTGATGTTTTCCTCCATTTCGGTCAGCGCCTCGGCCCAGTGTTCGCTGGGGATGTCAGAAAGCTTGCGGACGCTGTACTTGCCCAGAATCTCTCCGAGCTTGTCCTGCTTGCCTGCCAGCGCAAGCTTGCGGCCTGTGGTCTGCAATTCTTCCAGCGTTACCGGCTTAGCGGTGGTTTCTTCCTGGGCGGCCATAGCGGGCTGCTGTGGGGCCTGCGGTTTGGCAAAGGGAATCTCTCCGTCCGTGGGTACATGCGCCTGCACGGGGGTTGCCTGCGGGGCAGGGGAGGGCTTGGCGGGAGCTGCCGGAGCCTTGATGCCTGCGTTCAGGGCGTTCAGGGCATCCTGGTACTCTGCCGGGGTGCTTGCGCTGATACTGATGCAAATTTCCATCACTGTACCTCCTCTTCTTTCGGGTCGACGGCGGCCATGTTGTTGAATGCGTAATCGACGCATTGCTGGATGACCTGCCCCAGGGTGATGCCTGCAACCTCGGCAAGCATGTTGACCTTCATGTAGGTTTCAGGAATCAGCCGCACCGGCGGATTTTTCAGGTTGCCGGGCTGCTGGATGAATACCGGACGACCGTTCTTATTTTTCAGAATGAACTTTTCCATTTTTGACCTCCGTTGTTTTGAGCAGCGCACCGCAGATGACGTTCAGGGCCAACGCGGCGGCAATCACGCCGGGAATGTTCAGGGATCCGAGCGATGCAATCCCGTAAATCAGGGTTGCTGTGCCCGCCAGCTTGAGAATGTGTGTCATCGTTAGTACCTCCGCTCTGTGCTGACCAACTGTCGGGCCAGCGTTGTTGCCGGAATGACGCGGCCCCTGTGTTCACCGATCCAGCCGCTGATGACGTAGCTGACCCGCTTGACGGGCAGCCCGGTAATGGCTGCTGCTTCGGTGATGGTTACTAGCTCGCCTTTTGCCTCCCGGCGGACGCGCTCCAGCGCATCTCTGTAACCCTCAGGCTCTCGCATTTCGGTGTCCTCCTTTTACTGCTTGCAGCTTTCGATGAAAGCTGCAATGTCTTTGCCTGTGATTCGGATGGTTCGTCCGTCGCCAAGGTTGGCGGCGGGCAGCCGGCCCTCTCGGATGTAGCGGTCGATGCTTGCAATGCTTACCTGCAAAACGTCCGCCGCTTGCTCACGGGTGTAGACCCGGCTTTCAATCAGTTCCATTTGCGCCCTCCTTTCGGCTAAGGGGCAGCGCAGACTTGCAAAGCAGGGAAAACTATGTTATATTCAGTGTGTCTAGGTCTGAATAGGTTCTGTGATGCTTTACAAAGCTGCATTGCGTCCTGTTCTTGTTCCGTATGCCTTAGTTCGTTTTGTTTGGTTTCGGAACGCCTCTTATTCTATCCAATTCTTCTTGGAAAAGCAACTGTTTCATCCAAAAAGAATTGGATTCTACGTTTTGCACAAATAGGGGGTGTATTATTTTGGAAAAAATGAACAGCCAGAGTGAATTGGTTGCTCGTATTAAAACCCTTGCGGATGACCGCGGTCTGCGGATGCAGTATTTAGCTAAGTGTCTTGATGCGGATGCGGGATTCTTCTCTGAGTGCAGTCGGGGTAAGCGGAAAATGACCGCAGCGCAAATTGAAACGCTCGCCGACGCGCTGTCCACCACTCCTGCCTATCTGCTGGGG